GATTATTGACGCTGAACCGCTTTCAAACTTGGCGCCGGTCAAAGGCGATTTCGTGCTGATAGATGGCCGAAGCTGGGCAGTCCTTGGGTCCCATGCGCGCATGACAAGCGATAACCTGACTTCCTATGAACTTTGGGTGCGTGGCGGATGACCCCGGCGCCTTGGACTGATGCGCGCAACCGGCTTACCGCCGCCGCGCTGCCATATCCTATTGAGTGGCCCAATGAGGCATTCACCACGCCTGACCTGGCGCCTTGGCTTTCGGTGGAAGCCGATGGCGACATTCTGGAGCCAATCGAACTCGGCAACGGCGCGTGGGAAGAACGCGGGACGTTTATCGTGCATGTCATTGTGCCGCTTGGCACGGGCAGCGCAGATGCGCGCCAGATCGCCAAAGACATAGCAAACATCTATCGCGGCGTGGTGGGTTACACCGTCTATCGCCGTGCAAGCGTCGGCTCGGGCGTTCCGTCCGAGGATGGCAAATGGTGGGTCCTCACTGTCACGATTGAGTGGGTTTACACCGACCGGCCTGCATAACGCAGGCTATCACGCGGCCTAGCCGCAGAACCTGAAAAGGAATTTATCATGAGCGGTTCTGTCACCGGCTATCAGGCCGGCATTGAAACGACTGAAACGACGCTATCCTATGTGCCGGAGAGCGCATGGGGCACGGCGCCGAGCAGCGCATTCACGGCGCTTCGCATTACTAGCGAAAGCCTGTCGGGCAGCAAGGCGCGCACTCGCCCAAATGAAATCACGGGCAGCCGTCGCGTGTCACCTGCTTACACGCAAAGCGAACAGGCAAGCGGCGCCATCAATTTCAACCTGTCCTATGGCACGTTTGATGATTTCTTTGCGGGCGCGCTTGGCGGCGATTGGAGCGCATCGCAAACCATCGCGGGTGTTTCTGGTGACATTACCGTCACCACGGGCACGAACGTGCTTTCCTCCACCACCTCAAACAAGTTTCAGAACTTGGTCGAGGGCCAGTGGATTGAATTGCGCGGCTTTAGTGCCGGCAGCGGTGCGAACAATGGCTATTATCGCATTGCCACGAAAAGCAGCAACACAAGCCTCATTCTTGCGGCACGCAATATCGCCAGCACTGAAACCCCGGCTGGCACGGCGGCTTCTGTCCGCAACGCCGGGATGCTTCGCAATGGCGACCTGGTGAAAAGCTACCACCTGCAAAATCGCTTCGCCTCAAATATCTGGTTGCGCTACGCCGGAGCGATGGTGGCGTCGCTGTCCCTAACAGGGAACAACAACACCAACTTTACTGGTGTCATTAACATCGCAGCGCGCGATGAATTGAGCGCGACAACTGCCGCAGGCAATGGCACCGTAAACCCGGCGCCAAGTGGCGGTTTTTTTGACAGTGTTGCGTCTTTTGCCGGGGTGCAGATTGATGATACTGCGCTTGATGCTGGCGTGACATTTGTGTCAGTGAACATATCCCGCGAAGGCGCTGGCATGGATTACGCGATGGGCAGCGCATCCGCCCAAGGCGCGCGGTGGGGCCAGGTGCAAGTGGCCGGGCAGATTGAATTGTATTTCAAGAGCCTGACGCAATACGCGCTTTTCAAAGCCGAGACGCGCTCGCGCGTGTCTTGGCGCAAGCGTGATCCTGCCGGGAACAGCTACATCTTCACGTTGCCGGGCGCAAACCTAATGAACCCGAACATTCAGGTTGGCGGGCCAAACCAAGCCATTCTGGCGCGTTTCGACATTGAAGGCGGCAATGATCTCGCACTGCCAGCCATTCAAATTGATCGGTTCGCCGCCTAACAAGATCGCGGCGTAATTGCCGCGATGCTCCCGCGCGGAGCAGGGGCGCCCGGCACGGCGGGTCGTTGGGCGCCCCTACCATCCCGCAACCCGCCATCCCGCAAAGGTAAAACCGCAATGGCTACTAAGCTGAACATGCTCGAGCGCGACGTTGAAGCGCTTACCGATGGCGTCTGGATCAGGCCGGATGAAAGCCTTGACATTGAATTGCTGGTGAAGGCGAAGGATGCTGCATTCTTTGACGCCGAAAGCGCCGCTTACCGCAAGCTATTGCGCCGCGCGAAAGAAGAAGGCGTGATCAAGAACAACAAACAGGGCTTTGATGGCTTGCCACCTTCGATGGTGCAGCGCGCGCAAGATGAACTTGTGCTGTCAAAGCTGGTCTTGAACGTGAAAAACCTTGAAGGCGACAAGGGGCCTATTACTATCCAGGAATACCGCGAGATGGCGCTTACCGAGCGCTTCCGGCCTTTGCTGGACATGGCGCGTGAGGCGGTTGCGCTGGCCACTGAGCGTCGCGCATCTGACCGCGAGGAAGCCTTGGGAAACTCCGCACCTTCGCGGCCTATCAATTCCGATGGGGCCGCGTCGCAAGCGTAGCAGAGGCGCTTGGCGATGATGACGCGCAACCTAGCCTCGGCGCCGATCTGCTTTGGCTTTGGAGCGCGTGGCAGGGGCTTTCAAGTGAGCGACCTTGGATTGCCGGCGGCATGGGGCCAATGATGCCCAGCGAGACGCCATTTCGCGCCGCGCTGGCATGGGCTGACCATCGCGGCGTTTATGGCGCTGACCGTGAATTACTGCTAGATGGGCTTCGCTTGATTGATGCGGAGTTTTTCGCGGTTCACGCCGAAAAAGTGAAGGCTGCCAAGTAATGTCTTACGCGCGCCAGATTGACGTTTTTATTGATAAGAACCTGTCTGGCGCGGCGCAGTCTGCTTTGCTGGCCCGCGCGGCGCGAACTGAGGTTGCGCGGCTTCAAGCGCAAGGCCGCGCGTCTTTGGATTATACCATCTTTGTAGATGGGCGCGAAGGCGCGGCACCGGAAACGGTAAAGCCGGGCGGCGCCATTGTTTATCAATTCAGCCGATTGAAAGATGCGGCAGGCTTTGCTTTTGGATTTCTTGTCGGGCGTTCTCCGGTCGGCACAGATAGTCAATCGCCGGGACGGTATCGCAAGAGTTGGGTGATTTTTGTGAACTGGCAATTATGGCGCGGTGATCTGGCGAGAATGCCGCGCGATGCGGAGGTGATGATTGTCAATACCCAGCCTTACCACCGCAAGCTGGAAATGACGCGCGGCGGCACGAAGGCAACGCTCACCTATCTCTGCAAGTTAGCGGTAGAGCGGAAATACAAAAATGTTCGCGCCAGTCATGTTTTTGTGGAACTGCCGCAAGGACCAGCGCCCGCGCCTTACACCATGAAAGGCGGCTTTGTTTCGCGCCGCGCTTTTGTAAATTCGCGCGGGCGGGTTTTCAAGTTTGGCAAGGCTAAGTTTTCCAATGCAGGGGACGCCATGACGTATCCGGCTGTCATTCTGCGCGCGACTTGAAAGGAGGGTAATATGGCGACCACCGATCAAGTCAATTCTGTTGCTTTCTATGGCCGTTTTCAGGATCAGATGAGTGCCGGCGTAAAGGCCGCGACGGATCAACTGAAAAACATGGGCGCGGCTATGGACGCCACAGAGGTTAGGGCGCAGAAAGCGGAAAAGAGTTTTACGACACTTGTAACAAAGATTGACGCCAGCGCGAAAGTGGCGCTTGCCAAGGCGCGTGCGGATGAGCAACTGGCATTAAGTATCGCCAGGATAAATGCAGAAATTGGCACAAAACTAGTGCCAAACCAAACCCGAGCCAATGAACTCATCCAAAAGGCAACGCGCGACCGCGAGGTTTATATTGCGCGGCTAGAGCGCAGCATCGCGCTTGAACAACGCAATAATCAGGCTGCTCTAGATTTCGCCAAGAACGGCGGCGCGGCTATGACTAGCCTTTCCGCATCGTCAAGCGCGGCGGCTCGCAGCATCGGGTTACTTGGCGCGAATTTCGGCACGGCTGGCAATACGCTGATGTCTTTCGCCAGTGGCGCAGGCGGCGTGGCGGTTGCGCTTGCTGCGATTGGCGCCAGTGCCCTTGCGGCGGGTGGTGGCATAGCACGCGCCGGGGATCAGGCGACGGCTTCCTTGGCGCGCCTAGGGGCCGCGACAGGCTCAATCGGCGCGGCGGAAAAGGCTTATCAAAGCCTGTTTGAATTGTCGCAAAAAACCGGCATTTCAGTAGCTGAAAGCGCTGGCGCTTTTGGTCGTTTTGCCATTGCGGCGCGCGACATTGGCGCGACCAATAGCCAAGTTATTGAGCTTGTCCGCACTGTGCAGCAGGCCGGGATCATCGCGGGCACCACCACTCAGGAAACCGCCGCTGCCACAATGCAGCTTGGCCAGGCGCTTGCATCCGGGCGATTGCAGGGCGACGAACTCCGCTCGATCATGGAAAACATGCCGACGCTTGGCGCCGCACTGGCGCGCGAGTTGGGCGTGGGAGTTGGCGAGCTTCGCAAGCTTGGTTCCGAAGGCAAGTTAACCGCAGATGTAGTTTTCCCGGCATTGTTGCGCGCGGGTCAATCCATCAATGTCGAGTTTGAGAAAATGCCGCTTACCATGGCGCGGTCTTTCTCGATCCTTGGCGAGGCCATGACGCGCTTTGCGGCGGACTTGGACCGCGCGCTTGGATTGTCGCAGGGCATTGCGCGGGCGGCGCAAACGGCGGCAGCGGCGGTAAATGCGGGGCGCCAGACTTTGGGCCTTGGCACTCCTTTGGAAATGGCAACATCCGGTTATGACCGTAGCCGTGAGCGCGTGACTAATCTGGATCAGCAGATTGCCAATGCTGAAGGTGCGCTTGGCGGCGCCATGCCAGGGGGCACACGCGGCATTATGCGCCGCAATCTTGACGCATTGAGGCAAGAGCGCGTTCTCGCCATTCAGGAGCTTGAAAGGTTCATCGCGCAACGGAATCAGTTGGAGCGTGAAGCGCAACAGGCTGGCGAGGCGGAGGAATACACTGCCGGGCAGCGCGCCATTCAATCGCAGCGGAATAGGGATCAGGCGCGGCTAGAGGAACTCTACAAGGCGCTGGATAAGGACCGCACTATTCGCGCCGAACATGCCGAGCGTGTGCAGCGGATTGACGAATTGGCGGCGCGTGGCACGATCAATCAAGAGGAAGCGTCTCGCCTTCGCACCATTGCCGAACGCGAGCGCGACGAAGCCTTGTCGCGTCTTGTCGAGCGCAGCGATAGGGCGCGCGATGCGACTGACCGTTTGACTGATGCGGAGCGCGACAATCAAAGGCTTGTGCAACAGGGCGTGTCTTTGGCGGAAAATGCCGCAACGGAAAATGAAAAATACGAGGCGCAAATTCGCGCTTTGGCGGCGGCTTTGAGCGCCGGGCAAGTTTCTCAGGAACGCTATAACAGGGCTGTCGCGCAATTAAGCCCTGCCATGCGTGAGGCGCGGCAGGCCGAAGAACGCGCCTTGCAGGAGCGCGAGCGCCTTAATCGGCAGATCACCGATGACATAGTGCGGTATTCGGCGGACAGCTTCGCCACGCTTTGGAGCAATACCGGGCGCGGGTTTGCCGGCCTGATGGAGAGCATGTTGCAGATGGTGCGGCGGACTTTCGCGCGCATCGCGGCAGAGGCGGTTATCCGGCCAATCGTGACGCCTATCGTGTCTAGCTTCGTGACGCCGATCATGGCCGCGCTGGGCTTTGGCGGCGGCATGGCGGCGGGCGGGGCGAGTGCGGGCGGCGGCGGTATTGGCGTGGGCCAGATATTGCAGGCAGGCCAGGCGGTTTCTGGCATGGCGGGCGGCGGCGGTAGCCTGATGAATATGCTCGGGCTGGGCGGTGCTGGTGCGGGCATTGCCAGCTTTCTGGCAACGCCGCTTTTTGGCGGCGGCGCAGCGGCGGGCGCCGGCGGCGCGGTAACCATGCAAGCTCTCGCGCCTGTAACCGGAGTTGCCGGTCCATCGGCAGTTGTCGGGCCTGCCACAGTAGTGCCAGCACAAGCCGGCGCGGGCGCGGGCGGCGTGACCCTCGGCGGCGCCCTTGGCGGGGCAGCGATGGGTATTGGCCTTGGCACTCTCGCTGGCATGGGCACTGGCGCTATACGCGGCACCGCTGATCCGATGATGGGCAGCCTACTTGGTGCGGGCCTTGGCGTGGGGGCCGGGTTTGGCGCGTCTGCCTTGGGCCTTTCTTTATTCGGCCTTGGGCCGATCGGGATGATGATCGGCGCGGGCATTTTGGGCGGCGCGGCGGGCGGCCTGTTCGGCCCGACCACAAGGGGCATGGCGTCTCGCGCGGGCGGCGACGTATTCCTAGGCGTGAATGACGCCGGCCTGTTGAACATCACAAACGCCGCCGGCAAGCGTTGGGACCAGGGCGGCGCCACGGCGGCGGTCCAACAGCAGCTTGACGCCATCAATCAAGCGGCGGCGGCGCGCGGCCTGACCTTTGCCGCGCCTGGGCAACACGCGGTCGGCTTTGGGCAGGCCTCATCATCGCCGCGTGAATTGCAGCAAGCGGCGTTTATCGCGCAGCTTCGCAGCGGTAATGCAAACCAAATGACCGCCTTCTCCACGCTGGCGGGGCGGCAGTCTTCTACACTGGAACAGGCCTTTGCGGCGGCGGATTTTGTCACGCAGATTTACGATCCGCTTACACGCGCGGCAGAACAAACCAGCGCCTTCACAACGGCGATGGAAGCCCTGACGAAGACTTACGATGACGCCATAACCAAGGCGCGCGACTTGGGTTTGTCTGAGGCTGATCTGGCAGCGCAGCGCGCGGAACGTATCGCAAAGCTTGAAGCGGATCGCGCACGCGATCTGGACATCATTGACCGCACCATTGCATCGCGCCGCATGATTGCGGCGGGCGATACGCGCGGGGCTGGCCTGACGCAATTTGACTTGCGGGCGGAAGCGGAATTGCGCGCCTTTGGGGATCAGCTTTTCGCGCTTGGGTTTGAGCGAACAGGCGATGAATACCGCCGCCGCGTGGTGGAATTGGAGCAGGTCATCGCCGATGAACGGCTGGCCGTGATGCGCCAATTTGACAACCAGATGCGCGGCATTACGCAAGGCTTGTTGGAGAGCCTCACGCTTGGCGACTTGGGCGGCCTGCCGCTTGAAGCGCGCTACGGCGCCGCGCTGGCAAGCCTATCGGCGGCGCAGCAACCATTGTTGGACGGCGCGACGCCAGAAGAATTGGCCGAGTTTGCCCGCGTGGCACAGATTGCGCTTCCGATCGCCAAGGAGTTTCTGGGCGTATCTGGCAGCTTTGCGGAATTGGTGGCGGATGTTTCCCGCACGCTCCGCACCGCTGCGCCGGGCACTGATCCGGCCAATCTTGGGGCGCTGCTGGAAGCCCAGGTGGCGGGTGCTGATCGGCTGGAATTGGCCGTAATCGGCACCGGCCAAGCTCAAACGCAAGTCTTGAATAGCCTGCTAACCGAACTGCGGCGATTGACAGCGCAGAATGAAGCGCTGCTGGCGCGCGCCACTGTGTAAGGACGGAACCCATGCCCCTTCCCGCTTACCGTGCGAAACAATCTACTAATACAACTGGCACCGGCACCATTGTGCTGAATGCCCCCGCCGCGTCAAACACGCGTAGCTTTCAGGCAGCCTTCGGCGCGGCTGCACGGCGCGTCATGTATGCCATTTCTTGGTCGGACGGCTATGAAATCGGCCTTGGCGATTTTAACGGCGGCTCACCCGGCAGTTTGACGCGCGCGACGGTGCTGCTTTCGTCAAACTCAAACGCGCTGGTCGCGCTACTGGCAGGGACGAAGGATGTCTTTGCCGTGTTTGAACCCGCCGCGCGGGAGGTTGTGTCATTTTCCGCGACCGCCACGCTGGCCCTGGCTGACCTTGGCAATGCGGCGATTTTTACCGGCGCCAGCGCTGCCACGCTTAATCTGCCAGCCATCGCAACGGCGCCGATCGGCGCCGGCTGGTTGGTGCTCAATAACGGCACGGCGGCACT